GGCTCTGAGGGAGAAATCCTTCGGAGCCTTTGTCGTAGGTGGTGATATAGATGCCGATGAAACCAAAACGACCTTGCAGTTATCCGGGATGTCCAAACCTAACTGATGGACGGTACTGTCCGGAGCATCAGCAGAAGGTCAATAGTAACTATGAAAAGTATGGGCGTGATCCCGCTACAAAGAAGAGATACGGCAGAGCATGGAAGAGGATCCGTGACAAGTATGCTGCGGAGCATCCGTTCTGTGAGCTGTGTTTTGAACGTGGGATCATCGTGGAAACAGAAGAGATCCATCATAAGAAACCTCTGAGTGAAGGTGGCACACACGATCGTGATAATCTGATTGCGTTGTGCAAGTCGTGTCACTCGTCGATTCACGCGCATAGGGGGGATTACTGGGGAACCCGTAAAGGGTAGGGGGAGTCGAAATCCCTACAACCCTGGCTTCTATAGAACGGCGGGTGGGTCTCGCGTGCAAAATCGCGAAATGGAAAGTGAAAATCTGACGGAAAGGAGGGCGATGCTCTATGGCTGGAAGAAAGCCAAAGCCTACAGCCGTAAAAAAGCTGGAAGGCAATCCGGGTAAGAGAAAATTGAATAAGAAAGAACCGGTTCCGGGTAAGGGAATGCCCGACTGTCCTAAGTGGCTGCTCCCGGATGCGAAAGAAGAATGGATCCGTTTGTGTGAAAAACTGAACCAGATGGGTGTGCTTACTGAGGTAGACCGTTCCGCTTTTGCGGCATACTGTCAGTCGTATGCCAGATGGAAAGAAGCTCAGGATCATATCAATTCTGAAGGTGCTACTTATGAGACTGAAAACGGAATGCAGAGACCGAATCCGTGGGTTGCTATCTGTAATACGGAACAGCGACTCATGATGCAGGCGGCATCCGAGTTCGGACTTACGCCTTCTGCCAGATCAAGGATCATGGCAGCATCCGGTATCGGTAAGGATGATGAGGATGAAATGGAATCGTTGCTTGGGGGTGATTCCTGATGGCAAAAGAAACAAGGCCTAAGGGTTATCCTAAGCTGAAGAATTATAAGCCGTCGAAGTTTATGCTTCCGACTTCTCATTATGATAAGGCTAAGGCAGACCGTGCGGTAAGGTTTATCGAGAACCTGTGCCATACCAAGGGTAAATGGGCTGGTAAAAGATTCTGGTTATTGCCCTGGCAGGAACAGCTGATCCGGGATATCTTCGGAATCGTCAAACCTGACGGGAACCGGCAGTTCAGGACAGCATTTGTGGAAATATGTAAAAAGGTAGGTAAGAGCGAATTGGCAGCAGCCGTCGCTCTTTATCTTTTGTATGCGGATAACGAACCGTCTGCAGAGGTGTACGGTGCCGCCGCTGATCGGCAGCAGGCTTCAATCGTCTTTGATGTGGCAAGGCAGATGGTGGAGATGTCACCGGCTCTTTTGAAACGTTCAAAGCTGATGACGGCGACAAAGAGAATAGTGAATTACGGAAATGCCGGATATTACCAGGTGCTCAGTGCAGAGGTCGGGGGTAAGCACGGTTTTTCAGTATCGGGGCTTGTGTTCGATGAGATTCATACTCAGCCAAACAGGCAGCTTTACGATGTCCTGACAAAGGGTTCTTCGGATGCCCGTCAGAATCCGCTGCACTTCATCATAACTACGGCAGGTACGGATAGGCATTCAATCGCATTCGAGTTACATACAAAGGCGGTTGATATTCTGGAAGGACGGCGTGTGGATCCTACATTCTATCCTGTGGTTTACGGACTTAAGGATGATGAAGACTGGGAAGATGAAGCGAACTGGTACAAGGTGAATCCTTCTTTGGGATATACCGTGGATATTGAGCGTTTGCGAGATGCTTATCGTGAGGCAAAGCAGAATCCGGCAGATGAGGTCACCTTCAAATGGTTGAGGCTTAATATGTGGGTTTCAAGTACTGTTGCATGGATACCGGATGCGATATTCATGAAGGGTAATGAAGAAATAGACCTGGCTGCTCTGGAAGGCAGGGACTGTTACGGTGGTCTGGACTTATCCAGTACGGGAGATATCACGGCACTGGTGCTGATGTTTCCTCCGAGGGATGAGGATGAGAAGTATATCCTGCTTCCGTTCTTCTGGGTACCTGAAGAAACGATACCGCAGAGAGTGAAGGCAGCTTCCGTTCCTTATGATATCTGGGAGAGGCAGGGTTATCTGTTATCGACCGAGGGCAACGTGATCCACTATGAATTCATTGAGAAGTTCATCAATGATCTGGCGGAAAAATACCACATCGTCGAGATCGCAGTGGACAGATGGAACGCCACACAGATGATCCAGAACCTGGAAGGTGATGGATTCACGATGGTTCCGTTCGGCCAGGGCTTTGCTTCAATGTCCGGACCGACGAAGGATTTTTATCGGCTGCTCATGGAAGGTCAGATCATTCACGGCGGGCATCCGGTATTACGATGGATGGCTGCAAATGTTGTGGTCGATACAGATCCGGCTGGAAACATCAAGGTGACGAAAGCCAGGTCAAAGGAAAAGATCGATGGAATAGTTGCTGCAATCATGGCACTTGACCGGTGCATCCGAAACCAGGGTGAACAGCAGGAGAGCGTATATGAGTCGAGAGGTTTGCTCATTCTGTAGGAGATATACAGATGATAATAGTTGCGATGATCGGCTTTTTCGTAATAGCAGAAGCCATAAATCAAACACTGGAAGGAGATTATTGATATGGGTATGTTAAGCGGCCTGTTCAAGAGCAGGGATAAGCCCACAGATAGAACGGCGGGTAGTGCATATTCGTTTTTCTTAGGCGGTACCGCAAGCGGCAAGTATGTTACAGAACGCTCTGCTTTGCAGATGACGGCGGTGTACTGTTGCGTGAGGATCCTGTCAGAAGCGGTGGCGAGCCTGCCATTACAATTTTACAGATATACCGATGATGGCGGTAAGGAAAAAGCGGTGGATCATCCGCTTTATTTTTTGCTCCATGATGAGCCGAATCCGGAAATGACTTCGTTCATATTCAGGGAAACCTTGATGACGCACCTGCTTTTGTGGGGAAACGCATTCGCTCAGATCATCAGAAATGGCAAGGGCGAGGTTGTGGCTCTGTATCCGCTGATGCCGGATCGGATGAAGGTGGATCGTGATGACAGCGGTAGGTTGTATTACGAATACACCGTTTACGATTCTGATGATGTTAAGGGCAGAAAAGGAACTGACAAGGTTGGAAGGACTGTAAGGCTTCAGCCACATGATGTGCTTCACATTCCTGGGCTTGGGTTTGACGGGCTTGTAGGATATTCGCCGATTGCAATGGCGAAGAATGCTATCGGGCTAGCGATTGCTACTGAAGAGTATGGATCGAAGTTCTTTGCGAACGGTGCAGCTCCTTCAGGTGTTTTGGTGCATCCGGGTACGATCAAAGATCCGAGCAAGGTTCGTGAGAGCTGGCAGGCTACTTTCGGTGGAAGCGGCAATGCAAATAAAATTGCCGTTTTGGAAGAAGGCATGAAGTACACGCCTATAAGCATCAGTCCGGAACAGGCTCAGTTCTTGGAGACAAGGAAGTTCCAGATAGATGAGATTGCCCGTATATTCAGGGTTCCGCCGCATATGATCGGTGATCTGGAAAAGAGCAGCTTCAATAATATCGAGCAGCAGTCATTGGAATTTGTGAAGTACACTTTGGATCCCTGGGTGAGCAGATGGGAACAGGCAATGGTTCGTGCTCTGCTTACGCCGGATGAGAAGAAACGATATTTCTTCAAGTTCAATGTTGATGGGCTGTTGCGTGGAGATTATCAGAGCCGCATGAGTGGATATGCTACGGCAAGGCAGAATGGCTGGATGTCTGCAAATGATATCCGTGAGCTTGAAAACCTTGACCGCATTCCAGAAGAAGACGGCGGTGATCTGTATTTGGTAAACGGAAACATGGTTCCGCTGGTATCTGCCGGTGCGGCGTACAATTTGGAACCTGATAACGGAAAGGAGGATGAAAAGTCCGATGAAGAAGTTTTGGAATTGGAAAAGCAGGAAGATCAGAGACCAGGCTTCAGGCGAAGAGGTGGCTGAGAGGGTGCTTTTCCTTAATGGAACTATAGCAGAGGAAAGCTGGTTTGACGATGATGTTACGCCTGAGCTTTTCAAGGAAGAGCTGAATGCAGGCAGCGGAAATATCACGGTCTGGATCAATAGTCCGGGCGGTGACTGTGTTGCGGCGGCTCAGATCTATAACATGTTGATGGATTACAAGGGCGATGTGACTGTCAAGATTGATGGCATTGCGGCCAGTGCGGCAAGCGTGATCGCGATGGCAGGTACAAAGGTGCTTATGAGCCCTGTCAGCATGATGATGATCCACAATCCGGCTACTATCGCTTTCGGGGATAAAACCGAGATGAACAAGGCGATTGAAATGCTGGATGCGGTGAAGGATTCCATCATGAATGCCTATGAGATCAAGACCGGTATGAGCAGAGCGAAGATTTCACATCTTATGGATGCTGAGACTTGGATGGACGCTCATAAGGCGATGGAGCTGGGCTTTGCGGATGAAATCATGCAGAGGGCTGAGGAAGATGTCGAGGCACCTGATGTTTCGATGATGTTTTCCAGGGCAGCGGTGACCAATTCGCTGATGGATAAGATCGCTGCGAAATGCAGGATCAAAGCACCAGATGAGAGTTGCACCGGTGCAACAGAGGTAACTGAAAACAATGTTGATGATGGGCGTTCCGCTGATGAGATCAGGGAGCGCTTAAATTTTATCAAGAGATTCATTTAAGGAGGATTTGAATTATGACTATCAATGAAATGATTCAGAAGAGGGCGAAGGTGTGGGAGACCGCTAAGAACTTTGTGGATACCCACGAGGATAAGAACGGCGTTCTTAACGCTGAGGACAGCGAGGCATACAGCCGCATGGAGAAGGAGATCGAGGATCTTACCGCTGCTATCGACCGTCAGCAGAGAGCTGAGGCAAGAGAGGCAGAGCTTAGCAGACCTGTGAATGCGCCTCTTACCGGCAGACCTGCAAAGCAGGAAGTCGACGAGAAGACCGGTCGCGCATCCAATACGTACAAGGAAGATTTCGGTGCACATCTCCGTGGACAGAGACCTGTTCACAACGTGCTTTCCGAGGGCGTGCAGGCAGACGGCGGATATCTCGTTCCGGAAGAGTTCGAGCGTCAGATCGTGATGGGGCTTGATGAGGCGAACGTGGTAAGAGGTCTTGCGAAGGTCATTACCACAAGTGCTGAGAGAAAGATCCCGATTGCAGCTTCTCATTCCGAGGCACAGTGGACTGCTGAGAACGGTGACTATACCGAGAGTGATCCTACCTTTGCACAGAAGACCATTGATGCTTACAAGCTTACTGATCTTGTAAAGGTTTCCATCGAGCTTCTTCAGGATTCTATGTTTGATCTTGAAAGCTACATTGCAAATGAGTTTGCGAGAGCTTTCGGTATTGCTGAAGAGCAGGCTTTCTGCGTTGGTACCGGAACCGGTCAGCCTACCGGTATCTTTACCGCAAACGGCGGACAGGTTGGTATCACTGCAGCAGCAAACAATGCCGTTACTGCCGATGAGCTTTTCAGCCTTGTGTATGCACTTAAGAGCCCTTACCGCAGAAATGCAAAGTGGCTTATGAATGATGCGACTATCTCGGCAATCCGTAAGCTGAAGGACGGCAATGGCGTATATCTCTGGCAGCCTTCTCTTCAGGCGGGTGAGCCTGACAAGCTTCTGGGCTATGAGCTTTACACCAGTCCTTATGCTCCTACGATGGCTTCCGATGCTCTTGCTATCGCGTTCGGTGATTTCAAGAATTATTGGATTGCTGATCGTTCTGGCAGAACTGTACAGAGACTCAACGAGCTATATAGCTCTAAGGGACAGGTCGGTTTTGTAGCAACTGAGAGAGTGGACGGCAAAGTGATCCTTCCTGAAGGCATCCAGCTTCTTAAGATGAAGCACTAAGGATAAGTGAAAATGGGGCTGTCGTGTAAAAGCGGCAGCCCGGATTTTGGAGGTGAATGATGAGCGATTATAACGCGAAGAATTATACAGAGCAGGGTGGCGATGTCACTCATATCGGCGGCAAGCTTCAGTTTGATGAAGGCGGCAAGATGGCAGGTGGTCTTCTGCCTAATCAGGAAGCGGCAACCGGTACAGGTGCGACAGGCGGAACAAATGCTGTGAATGCTATTAATGCACTGCTTCTGAAGATGAAGAATTCAGGTCTTATGAAGCCTGATGATTTCACTATGCAGTATGCAGCCGTAACGGATACCGTTGCCGGTCATGCGGATCGTCAGTATAACACTGGGAAGATATCCAACGTGGCTGTGGATAATGATACCCATGAGATCACGATCACATTATCCGATAAGGTAAAGAACCTTAAGGATTTTGACGGATTGCATGGATGGGGGGTTCACAAGTGGCTTGGAATTGGTTTGGGCGTAGGAATTTCGCCTATTACCGGACTTTCCTATAATGGTTCCGCTATTACAGATGAGGATGTGGCTGAGGCTTCACAGTGCACCTTGGATGCAGGGTATTTCGTCCGTTGGGTTGCAGCTGATCTTGTGCTTGCAGGTGATAATTCGGAGAAATCCAAGGATTACTTCACGCTGTGGGCCGATGGCTATGAAGAGACCAGGTACACGCTTAAGATCGTGGAGCCTGCGTAAGAATTATGAGGCGGTGGAAAAATCTGCCGCCTTAATTGTGAGGTGGAGCAGATGATCGTTACTGTGGAAGAGATGAAGAATTATCTGAGGATTGATTTTGAGGATGATGATTCATTGCTGGAAAACTTCATAACGGCAGGTGTTAAGCAGTGTATGGATATCTTGCGGACCGACGATGAGAATGATCTGGCTGATTGCCCGAACGGAAAGATCGCTGTAATGTTTACGGTGACATACTTGTACGAGCACAGGGAGGAGGCTGATCATCACGCAATGGATCTGACTCTGAGGGCTCTGTTATTTGGGAGCCGGAAGGAGGGATTCTGATGGTGACTGCTTTGCTTAATGAGAAGGTGGCATTCCTGAAGAATACCGTAGAGACCGATGCTGTCGGGAACCATACAAATGAGTGGGATGAGTATTATAACTGCTTTGCTACGATTGGTGGTGAAGGAATGGCAAGCTCCAAGGAAGAAGAGGTTGCCGGTACTACAGTCGAAGACGTGGCTATGACGGTGACGGTTAGGTATTGCGCTAAGACAGCAGCTATCACTTCCACGGGATACAGGATTCTGTTCAAGGGTGAGTTCTATGACATTGTGAATGTGGATCATATGAACTTTAAGAAGAAGTCGCTGAAATTCAGCTGTCGGAAAGTGAGGCGGTGATGCATGGCTATGGATAGAGTTAGGATTGACCAGATGGCTCATGTCATCATGGAGGGATTGCAGGAATACGCCGACCTGGCTACCGATGATCTGAAGAAGGCTGTGAAAAAAGCCGGTGATGAAGCGAAGAAGGATATCCAGAATAATGCGCCTGTGAAGACCGGGGCTTACAAGAAGAGCTGGACGGTGAAGACTACGAAGGAGACTTCCAATGCGATGGAAGTAGTTGTTCATAGTAAAAATCGCTATCAGCTTGCACACCTTTTGGAGTTCGGTCATGCAAAGCGGGGCGGTGGGAGGACGAAAGCTATCCCGCATATCGCACCAGCAGAACAGAGGGCGGCAGAGTTACTGGAAAGAGAAGTGGAGGCGGCATTGAAATGACGATAGAACAGTTGGCAGCAATGCTGCAGGGTACGGGAGTCCCTTTTGCATATGATCATTTTGCAGAAGGAGAAAGCCCGGAGCCGCCGTTTATCTGTTACCTATTGCCGGGAAGTGATAACTTTGCTGCTGACGGCAGGGTGTATTTCAAGATAAATGAGGTGCGGATTGAGCTTTATACGGATAAGAAAGATGTATCCGTGGAGAAGCAGGTGGAGGATGCACTGGATGGCCAGGGCATTTTTTATAACAAGAGTGAAGTCTGGATCTCGGAAGAGAGATTGTATGAAGTCTTATATTCTTTCGAGGTACCGGATACAGATGAAACTATGGAGGTATAAGCATTATGGCGAATAACAAGGTTAAGTACAATCTGAAGAATGCGCATTATGCGATGCTTCATATCGCCCAGGATGGTACGGTGAGTTATGACACGCCTGTTCCGATTCCCGGCGCTGTGAGCATTGGTCTTGATGCGAACGGGGAACCCGAGAATTTCTATGCGGATGGCATTGCCTACTATGTCATCAATAACAATATGGGATACGACGGTGACCTTGAACTTGCGATGATCCCTGAGAGTTTCAGGGTGGATGCGCTTAATGAGAAACTGGACGATAACAACGTTCTGATCGAGAATGCGAACACGGAGCTTAACAGCTTTGCGCTTCTTTTCGAGTTCGACGGCGATGTGAAGCATATCAGGCACGTGCTTTATAATTGTTCCGCTTCGAGACCTGGCATCGAAGGCAAGACCAATGAGGAGAGCCGTGAAGTTCAGACGGAGACGCTGACCATCAAGGCAACGCCTCTGGCAAGTGGTGTAGTTAAGGCGAAGACCGGCAACACGACAGATTCCACGGTCTATCAGAACTGGTACAGTTCCGTTTATATGCCGGATGATATTTCTGGTGCTGATGTTACACTTTCGGCTTTGTCGATTGGTTCCGTGAGTCTTGATCCTACGTTCAATAAGAATGTGGTCAGCTATGAGGCTACGACTTCAAATGCAACGAATACGGTTACCGCAACGGCTACGGATTCGAGTGCGAATGTTGTGATCACCGTGAACGGCAATTCTGTTACCAGCGGATCCAGCGTGACGTGGGCTGAGGGCACCAACACTGTAGCGGTTACTGTAATAAACGGTGGTTCGAGAAGGACTTACACGATTATCGTGACCAAGGAAGACTAAGGCAGACAGGTCTTAAGGGCTTCGGGGTTGTGCAGGACACGGCTTCGAGGCTCTTTTTGACCAGCGCTATTTTATGGAGGATAAGATAATGAGCATGGTTAAAAAGATTGAGATTGACGGAAAAGAAGTCGCTTTCAGAGCATCGGCGGCGATTCCGAGAATATACAGGATGAAGTTCCAGAGGGATATCTATAAGGATCTGGCTGCTTTGGAAAAATCCATCGGAGATAATTCCGAGGAAGTCAGCAACTTGGATATGTTTTCTTTGGAGATGTTTGAGAACATCGCTTACATCATGGCGAAGCACGCTGATCCGAATATTCCGGACACGCCTGAGGAATGGCTTGATGAGTTTAATACCTTCAGTATCTATCAGGTGCTTCCAAAGATCATCGAGCTTTGGGGGTTGAACATGAAAACCGATGTGGAGGCTAAAAAAAACTTCGTGCAACAGACCGTGAAATGACAACGGCGCTGTTTATGCTGAGATGTGTGCAGGTCGGGCTTTCGATACGGGATCTCGATCTGCTTACCATCGGCATGGTGAACGAGATGTTCATTGAAAGCAGAAACGATGAAGGTGCCGACAAATACTATCACCAGATAGCAGGTCAAGCCGAGTTTGATGCGTTCTGATGGGGTAACGATTTGTTACTCCATATTTTTTTAGAATGGGGGTGCCTGGATGGCGGCGAACAGAATAAAGGGTATTACCATCGAGATCGGCGGCGATACCACAAAATTGCAGACTGCCTTGAAGGGCGTTAATACCGAGGTTAAGAACACCCAGCAACAGCTGAAGGATGTTGAGAAGCTTCTGAAGCTGGATCCGGGGAATACGGAGCTTCTGGCTCAGAAGCATAAGCTTTTGGGAGAGGCGGTTGCAGCAACAAAGGAAAAACTGGAAACATTAAAGACAGCTGCGGAGCAGGCGAATACGGCTCTGGCGAACGGAGAGATTTCCAAGGAACAGTATGATGCCCTGCAGAGGGAGATCATTGAGACCGAGAATGACCTGAAAAAGTTAGAGGAACAAGCGAACCAGTCTGCGACAGCACTTCAGAGTATTGCGGCGAAGGGTGAGAAGCTTAAGACAGTCGGTGACAATATAAGCAATGTCGGAACAAGGTTACTCCCGGTTACGGCAGGAGTTACAGCATTAGGAACGGCGGCGGTGAAAACTGCCGCTGATTTTGACTCTGCGATGAGCCAGGTTGCAGCGGTGTCCGGTGCGACGGGGGATGATCTTCAGAGACTGAGAGAGAAAGCCCGTGAGATGGGAGCTCAGACAAAGTTCTCTGCATCTGAGGCGGCTGAAGCTATGAACTATATGGCTATGGCAGGCTGGAAGACAGAGGATATGCTGTCCGGTATTGAGGGCGTTATGAATTTGGCGGCTGCATCCGGTGAGGATCTGGCTACCACTTCCGATATCGTGACGGATGCGCTTACAGCTTTCGGATTATCAGCTCAGGATTCAGGACATTTTGCGGATATACTTGCGGCGGCTTCGAGTAATGCAAATACGAATGTCTCCATGATGGGCGAGACTTTTAAGTATTGTGCTCCTATCGCAGGTGCTTTGGGATTCAGCGCAGAGGATACGGCTGAAGCAATTGGACTTATGGCGAATGCCGGTATCAAAGGTTCACAAGCCGGTACCGCACTCAGAACTATCATGAATAACCTGTCCGGCGATGTGAAGATCTGCGGATCCTCTATCGGTGAGGTTACGATAGCTACCACGAATGCGGATGGATCCATGAGGGATCTTTCCGATATCCTGGCTGACTGTCGGACGGCTTTTGCCGGTCTGTCTGAATCAGAGAAGGCAGCGGCGGCTGAATCGTTGGTTGGAAAGAATGCGATGTCCGGATTCCTGGCTCTTATGAATGCCGGGGAAGGTGATATCAATAAGCTTTCATCTGCCATTGAGAATTGCGATGGATGTGCGGCTGATATGGCTGCGACGATGAATGATAACCTTGAAGGTCAGCTGACTATTTTGAAATCACAGCTTCAGGAACTGGCTATTTCTTTTGGGGAAATGCTGATGCCTGCTATCAGAACGATTGTGGGGTGGATTCAGAAGCTTGTGGACTGGCTCAATTCAATGGATGAGGGCACAAGGAAGGTCATCATTACGGTTGCATTGGTGGCTGCTGCACTGGGACCGGTGCTGATCGTTGTTGGAAAGATCATATCTGCTATCGGTACGATCATGACGATCATTCCGAAGCTGGCGGGCGTGATCAATGCGGCGAAAGGCGTGTTTGCAGCATTCAACGCGGTATGCGCGGCGAATCCGTATGTGATCATTATTGCAGCTATCGTGGCTTTAGTGGCTGCTTTCATATATCTCTGGAACAACTGCGAAGAGTTCCGGCAGTTCTGGATCGACCTGTGGGAAGGAATCAAGGAGATTGCCGTTGCCGTGTGGGAAGCCTTAAAAGCATTCTTTACGGCGGCTTGGGAAGCTATCAAATCCACGGCTGAAACAATTTGGAACGGGATCAAGGATTTCTTCAAAGGGCTGTGGGATGGCATAAAAGCAATATTCCAGGCGGTGGTTGATGCAATAAAGCTGATTATCACCACTTATTTCAATATCTATAAGACCATTATTACAACGGTTCTTAATGCGATAAAGAACGTGTTTACAACGATCTGGAACGCCATAAAGACTGTTGTGACTACTGTTGTGACGGCTATCAGCACGTTCCTAACTACGGCATGGACGGCTATCCAGACCACGGCAACTACGATATGGAATGCAATTTCCAGCTTTTTCACGAATATCTGGAACGGCATAAAGACAACTATCACGAATGCGGTCAATGCCATAAAGAACACCGTGACAACAGCTTGGAACAATATCAAGAACACGGTTACTTCCGTCGGGAATGCAATCAAGACGGCGGTGACGAACCTGTGGAATAATGTGACTTCTGCGGTGAAGAATGCTATGAGCAATGTGTTCAATGCGGTGAAGAGCGGCTTTGCGAATGTGAAGGATCATATCACCGGATTAGCGTCTCAGGCGTTTAACTGGGGCAAGGATCTGATTATGGGTATCGTGAATGGTATCAAATCCTGTATCAGCGCCGTGGGTGATGCGGTTTCATCTGTTGCGGATAAGATCAAGAGCTTCCTGCATTTCTCTGTGCCTGACGAGGGACCTCTTACGGATTATGAGAGCTGGATGCCGGACTTTATGAAAGGTCTGGCAAACGGTATTGAGAAGAGCAAGGGCATGGTCACGAAGGCGATGGATTCTCTTTCGGCTGATATGGTCATTAGTCCGCAGGTAAACGGAATGCAGGCTTCACTTGCAAGCGGCGGTTCCGTGACCAGCGCGGATCTGAGCAGTCTGGTATCGGCCATCCGTGATGCAGTGAGCGGTGTGAACAGTTCCGGTCAGGGTGGCGATATTGTGATCCCGGTTTATCTGGGAGGAACAATGCTGGATGAAGTGATTGTAAACGCTCAGCAGAGAGCGAATTTAAGAAGTGGAGGAAGGTAAGATGGCATTTATTCAATATCTGAATTTTGACGGCGAAAACCTTCCTCTGCCTACTTCTTATGAAGTGGACATGGAGGATAAGGAAGCGGATTCCGGTGGAGAGACTGAGGCAGGCACGATCCAGAGGGATGTTGTAAGAGCCGGGGTTGTAAATATATCGGTAGCCTTTTCTGTTACACCAACATGGTTATCAAAGCTGACGGTTTATAAGCAGCTGGACAGTATAACGGTTCGATATTTTGATCCGGAGACGATTACCGTGCAGCAGACGCAGATGTATATTGATGGCTTTAAGGCAAAGCTGGAAAAGGATACGAGCTATAAGGGGCTGTGGACGGTGAGCTTTACGCTGAAGGAATTTTGAAAGAAGGTGTATGAATGTATCCTGTATCGAACGCATTCCTGCAGGCGGTGCAGGAGAATACAAGGAAATATTACTGGACGGGGAAAATCACCACGAAGAATGGTGTGGTCTATAACTTTGATGCTGAGGATATCGTAAAAGGCAGTGGTTATATTTCTTCTCAGTGCTGCGGATCCACGGAGATCGAGCTGGGTACCGTATATTCGGCTGAGATGGGGATTACACTGCTTTCAGATATCGACAGATATACCTTGCAGGATGCATTGGTGGAGCTTACTTATCACCTTAGGATTTCACGGAGCCGGGATAGTGCTGATCTGGATGAAGACTATGATCAGACGGTTGAGAGCGATGGTATATATGAAGCGATTCCGATGGGTGTGTTTGAAGTGTCGGAGGCAAACAGAACTGTCAAATGCCTGGAACTGAAAGCCTATGATTTTATGCTTCGCTTTGAGAAAGATTTCAATGGCTTCGAGACCGTAGGTAAGGCGTATGACTTTATTCATCTTTGCTGCGAGGCGTGTCATGTGGAGTTTGCTCTGACTCAGGAAGAGATCGAGGCAATGCCGAACGGTGATACCGGGCTTTCAATTTATACGGACAATGATATCGAAACCTACAGGGATGTGCTCTATTACGTGGGACAGGTGCTTGGAGGTTTCTTTTGTATAAACAGGGAAGGCGTGTTGGAGCTTCGCAAGTATGGAAATCAGTCTGTGCTGCAGATCAGGAGCAGGCACAGGTTTTCTTCCAGCTTTTCTGATTTCATCACAAGATACACGGCGGTTTCTTCTACTAACATGAGAACCGAGATCGCTGAGTATTATCATCTGGATCCGGATGACGGGCTGACAATGAACCTGGGCGTGAATCCGCTGTTGCAGTTCGGACTTGATGAGACAAGGCGGCAGCTCTGTACAAATATCCTGAATGATATTTCGGTGATCGATTATGTACCGTTTGATTCTGATACCATCGGGAATCCTGCATTGGATCTCGGGGATGTGCTTACGTTTATGGGCGGTCAGGCGGATTCGACTCAGATCAGCGCTATTACTTCCATGCAGGTAAACCTGTATGGCAAGCAGAAGCTTAAGGGCGTTGGTAAGAATCCGAGACTGGCTCAGGCAAAGAGTAAGAATGATAAGAACATATCCGGACTTCTTTCACAGATCGAGGCTGGGAAGATCGGTATTCATACATTTACGAATGCTTCTTCGTTTACGGTTGCTGATCAGGATACGAGGATCATTTCCATAGAGTTTGCTACTTCCGAGGATAATCATGCTCAGTTCTTTGGGCAGGTAATCGTAAATGTTAATGCGGATGCGGTCACAAAGACGGCAACGGTAAGCGGTGATGTGGTTATCCCTTCTGTGGCAGTTGATGAGCCGGAACCGTTGGATCCTGATAATCCTGAGGTGATCGGTAATACGGAAGAGCAGACGGTGGCTGTTTCACTTCCGGTAGCGTGGTCAGAAGACGGTGTTGCGGTTGTTACTTTTACCTTTGAATTCAACGATGAAATGATCACGGTGCATCAGCCGGTGGAGACCTGGCATTCCGGGAAGCATACGATCCTTTTGTATTATCCGATTGAGAATGTGATCGCCAATTATACCAATACCTTCAATGTTTACATGAAGGTGACGGGAGGTACCGGTACGGTTGATACGGGCTGGTGTGTGGCTTCTGTTTCCGGTCAGAGCATGGGAGCAAGTGCTGCATGGGATGGCACGATCACAATCGAGGAATATATCGAGAAGGTTGGAATCAGCGGAGGCCTGCAGCTTAAGCAGGTGGCTGACAGCGTTACCTTTAAGATCGATGAGTTGGTTCAGAGAAGCTATAGTGATGTGGTTGTCGGCAGGACGGCTCTGGCTGCATTTGCGATGCCGGTTGATGTAAATGGCAGTAATACGCCGACAGTATAAGGAGGGCGACATGATTTTACACGGTGAAATGGTCATAGAACTGACCGATGAGAATACGGGCACGGTGGAGACGATCCGCGAGACCAACATGATTACGAATGCCGTCAATCATATTCTGGGATTGAATCCAATGGGGGTCTTTTACAAGACCTCCGGACAGTACGATGAAATGATGGTTTGGAATGATTATCTTCTGCCGATATGCCCGAATATGATAGGCGGGATTCTGCTTTATCCTTCAGCGCTTACGGAGAATGCGAATAACATTTTTCCTTCAACGGCTGTACTTCCTGTTGCCTATGCATCGAATGATGTTAATGCAACAGCGGACACAGCCAGGGGAAGCATGAATCTTGTAGAGAGTAAGGCGTTGGATGATGGATACAAGTTCGTCTGGGAGTTTACGCCTTCACAGGGAAACGGAACCATTGCGGCAGTGGCACTTACTTCTGCAAAGGGCGGCAATGCAGTATATGGTAGCGCAGTTAATTCAACGGCAGGGTATCTGAAACTTCGAGAAGTTAAGCTGGACACCCAGACGAATGATGAGCTTGCGCTGTTGTATTCGGCTGTTGAGGTGGACTTTGAAAACAATGTGATGTATTCGCTGAGATTTGTGGATTCATCCGTTATCGTAAGAAAGCTGAGATTGCCGGTATTTACCTTGGGTCTGAATGATAAGCTGGACGATACGACGGTTACGGTACTGGAAGAAAATACGATCCATTGCAGCGTTTTTTCATTTACTACAGGATACACGCCTTATGGAGACTTCCTTGACGGGCATGACGGATACTGGTACGGATTTTCCAATTCGGCTAATTCCTCAGGCGATGCCACGATGAAATGGATCAAGATAAAGAAGGATGACCTGACCTTTACTGAAGGTACATGGACGTTGACCAACGCCCACTTGAAGGCAATTGGTTCTTTTAAAATCGATACCTATGTGAACAGGGCGGTAAGGGGTGTGATTCGAAATGGATATCTGTATTTGGTCAATTATGATGAAGATGGAATTTATAAGATCAATCTCAGCAATGTTACGGATATCACACTGATATCCTTTGGTTTTACATCTGAGTACCGGACGTTGAGCGGTTCATCGACAAGCCAGTGCTACATGACGCTGATCAATGATCTTATCATTGGTTATGATTTCATTGTCACGGCGAATGATACTGTAATCCAGATTGCCGGGTCTTCGAGGTTCCCGTATATCGGAACGCCGATGTTCCAGTATAAGGAATTTCTGACCTGCTTTGGCGGCAACTACGGAACGGATCTTCAGACAACCTGGCTACTCATGCCGTATCTGGCATCCATCAATAACCTGTCGCAGGCTATCGTGAAGAATGCGGATAAGACAATGAAGATCACGTACACGCTGACGGAGCAGGAACCTACACCGAATGCGTGATGATTATGAATATGGTGCTTTATGGCGGCGGTTTCCGAAAGGAGCCGCCTATTTTAATGCGAAGGAGGGCATGGCGATGAAGGAATTTTGGAATGTGATTCAGGTTGCGTTTGCGGCTGTCGGAGGATGGCTGGGTTACTTTTTGGGAGGTTGTGACGGTTTGCTCATAGCGTTGGTGGTTTTTGTGGCTGTCGATTACGCCACGGGTGTAATGTGTGCGGTCGCGGATAAGAAGCTGTCCAGCGAAGTGGGATTCAAAGGGATTTGTCGTAAGGTGCTGATCTTCCTTTTGGTGGGAATTGCGAATGTGCTGGATGTAGAGGTGCTTAAGACCGGTTCTGTTTTAAGGACGGCAGTGATCTTCTTTTATCTGAGCAATGAAGGGATTTCACTTTTGGAGAATGCAGGGCATCTGGGCTTACCTATCCCGGAGAAGATGAAGAAGGTATTGGAGCAGCTGCATGATCGGAGTGAGAAGGAAGGTGAGGACGATGAAG